CCGCGGTCGCCGTCCACGAGGTGCTGGCCCCAGGAATCCGGCAGCGTGAACGTCGTCTCGCCGCCCACGGTCAAGCTCGGCCCGGTCAGCGACTCGTGCAGCGTCGGGCTTCCGGACGGCCGCGTCTTCTCCGTCACCAGCCGCAGCGTCGGCGCCCTGCCCGCGTAGTCGCCGCTGCTGAGCCTCCGGAGCCGCAGCGTGGCCTTGGTGACGGTCGCCCCGGAGAGACTGGACGGCTTCGACCCGTAGAACGCGAAACCGCTGTTGCGTCCGAACGAGCTGCCCGCGTACCTGCCCTGGTAGGTGTCCGCGCTGGTGGAGGACCCGATGTCCGTGCGCCACCCACCGTCCCGGTACGTGCTCGTCGCCACCGGGTGACACACCAGGCTCCCCGTCGTCACCACGGGTTTCGGCGGGGGCGCATCATCCCCCGTATCAGCTGGGGGCGCGTCCTCCGGGTCAGGAGGCGCCGGAGGAACCGTTGGTGCCGCCGTCGCCACCGCCGCCACCCAATAGGTCGCGCCCACCCGCTGGATCAGCACCGTGTCCCCGGCCGCCACCACCAGGCCGGCCACCACCCGGGCGGTGACCGAGATGCCGCTCACCGCGGCCAGGCACGCCCCGTCAGCGGCGGCCGTGGTAGCGCGCCCCAGCAGGGCCCCGGTGCCAGCCAGCGACACCCGCGACAGACCTAGATCACCCATCGAGCACCCTCAGCGTCATGGTCATCTCCTCCGGCGTGTACGGCAGCTCCAGGCGCTCGATGGCGCACCGGGCCGCAGTGAGGCCGGCGCCGGTGACCGCGCCGATGTCGCCGCCGACCAGGCCCGGGTGCGGCACCATCGACACATCCAGGGCGCGGTACGCCTGCCGCCGCAACTGGAGCAACTTCGTCGCCGCAGCAGTCCTGCACTGGGCGACCGTTGTCATCAGCGGCGTCTCGAACCGGTACGGCACCAGCAGCGGCGAGAAGTCGCCGCTGACCCGATACGGGGAGCGGCCGTCGACGTCGTACGCCACACCCTGGATCTGCGTGCCGTCCGCCGTCTCGCCCTGCGCGACGACCGCGTTGTACGCCCCCTGGCGGGTGCTGGAGCCCCGCCACTCCACCACCGTCCCGTCGCCGTCATCCGAGATGTCCACGACCGGGTCGCCCTCATCGGTGAGCGGGGAGACGAGCAGGTACCCGTCATCGGTCACGGACGCGGTGGCCGGCCATGCGCTCAGTACCTCGCTCAGGGCGCCGAGCCGGTCGGAGTCCCACTGCATGCCCAGCGGCACCGGCCGGTCCGTCAATCCGTCAAACAGCACCGTCAGGGCCGGTTCGACCAGGGCTCGCACGGTGCTCGCCATCGTGCCCGACGGCTGGAACGGCGCCACGAACCCCGCCTCCGCGATGAGCGTCAGCAGCCCGTCCGCCTGGACCGTGACCGTGTCCCCCTCGGTCCGCGAGTCCGAGACCAAGAACCAACCCCTGTTGATCCACTCGGTGTGGGAGCGCAGGTCTACCCCGTAGTCGATGCGGACGCGCTGGCCGACCGCAGCAAGCGGGTGATCGGGGCTGCGCGGATCCCAGTCGGTACCGCGGTCCCGCCTCGGCACCGTCAGGGTCACCGTCTCCGGGACGGCCTGTGACCGGTCCCGGACCTCGCGCCCGCCGGACACGGGGATGTCCTCGGCGAGCAGCTGGTCGCCCAGCCAGGACTCGGCGCGCACGCTCATCGTGAAGCCGCGGGAGAGGACGGCCAGCGCCTCATCGGACATGTCGAGCACGTCAGCTCCCGAAGTCGTACAGGGCGATGTCCAGGAGAGTGCCCGGCGTGAAGGCGTCGGCCAGGTCCTGGAGGGTCGTGGGGAAGGCGTCGGCCAGGTCCTGGAGGGTGAAGCCAGACGCCTCCAGGATGTCGGGCCAGGCCTCGGTCTCAGCGGTCGTCAGGTCCCACTCCCGGTACGGGCTGAACCACAGGGGCCGCTCGTCATCGTTGAGCAGCGCCAGGTAGCCGTCTACGCCGGGGTGGGTGGTGCTGTGCCGCACCAGGATGATCCCCTCCGTGGCGCCCGCGAGGACGTCCTGGAGGGCGTCGCCGTCCTCTGCCGTCTCCGTGGACACGGTGACGACCGCCTGCGCTCCTGACCGCTTCCGCCCGACCACGACCAGGCGCCCGTTGACGTTGAAGACCGTCGCGCTCCTGCTCCGGCTCTTCGTCGGCCACGACTTGATCGTGACCGGGGCGCCCACCCCGCGGACCGCGTCGGAGATGACGTCCGTGCTCGATGTCGTCGTGAAACTGCCGGTGGTGATGCTCCACGTGGCGCCGGTGACGTCGGTCAGCACGGCCACGTACTGGTAGGCCACGCCGAAGGGCTGCTCCGAATCGACCCTGAGCAGCGCGTCCTGGCCGGTGACATCAACGTCGGTGGCCGCCCGCACGGCGGTCAGCGCGGTGCCGACCTGCCGCGACAAGGTCACGGACACGGTGTCGTCTGCAGACATCCCCGTTACGGACACCAGCATCCGCGGTGGGACCGCCGCCTGCTCCGCCACGTCCAGGGTCGCGGAGGCCTCCCGGATCCGCAGGGCCCCGGCGACCCCGGTGGCCGCTGTGGCGAGGGTGGCCGTGACCGTCTGGGCCTGCGACCCCGAGCCGGTGCTCACCGCGCAGCTGGCGACGGCGAGTCGGAAGGTGCCGCCTGTCGCTACCGCATCGTCGGCCCGCTCGGTGACCGTCCCGTACGTGATGCCCGTCGCCGTCACGGCCTCCGCGGTCACGGATGCCCCGGAGGCGCTGAGCGCGTACCCGAGCAGCACGACGTCCCCCGGCGCCCACGTCAGGGCTGAGGCGCCCGCAGCGGAGAACGCGGTACCAGAGGACGCGTCCGCCCCGGCGGAGGCGGCCCACCGCCACCCCGTCCCCGCGGACCGGGCCAGGACGTGGATGCGGCCGGCGATCGCCGAGCCCGAATCCCCGGACGGGATCGAGGTCGTCGGCGCGGAGTCGCCCCCTACGGCCACCCGCACGAACCAGCTCAGCCGCCTGGTGCCTGAGGTGGAGTCGGCCAGCGTCCACCCCGATGGCGTGGACGGCACCGAGTCGGCCGTGTGCGTGGACGCCACGACCAGGACGAGCAGCTCCCCGGCCGTGGGCGTTGACGGGTACGCCGGGGTGATGCTGGTCGCACCCGTGCTGAGCGCGCCGGCGGCGCTGTAGGAGATGGTCACCGCATCGCCGCCTTCCCGACGCGCGCTGACCGGGCCTGTCGCTGCTCGGACGCGCTGATCAGCGGGCGCACCGTCCCGGTGATGACGCCCATCAGTTCCCCGCTGTCGAGGACCAGTTCGCCGGTGAACACTCCGCCGCCCATTGCGGCGGGGGCGGCCGCCATCGGGCTGGCGTAGCGGGTCGCGCTCATCGGCGTCCCGCCACCAGAGCGGCCCCACCTGTTGATTGCGGCCACCGCCTGCGCCGGGCCGGTGGCCATCTCCGCGGCCAGTGCGCGCACCGCCTCCGGCACCAGCACGCCCTCGCCCCGGCTGGCGAGGATCAGCTCGGTGTCCTGCCTGGGGGCGTACCCGGGGATGAACAGGCCGTTGGCGGCGTGTCCCACGATGCCGCCGTTGGCGTAGTGGCCGCCCTTGACCGCCACACCGTTCCCGGAGGCCAGGCCGCTGTAGGCGACCTGCATGTGGATGGTGTGCTCCTTCCGGGCCATCGCGTTGACCTTCGCCTCCAGGGCGTCCAGCGCCTTGGTCGCACCGTGGGTCGGCGCGGTGATCTTCACCTTGCCGTCCTTCATGTGCGTGACCTTGTAGCCCAGCGCGAGCAGGTTCTTCTCCGCCTCGGTGGTCAGGGCCTTGACGGTGATGCTCTTGCCCCGGGTCGCCGCGAGCTTGTCGTGGATGCGGTCCAGCGCGGCGGACGCGCTGTCGACCACCTTGACCTCGGTGGCCTTCTGACCCGGCACCTGCGCGTAGGCCTTCAGGAGCTTGTCGACAGCAGCCTTGGAAAACCCCATTTGCAGCATCTGCTTTTTCAGCTGGGCGATGTCCTCGCCGAGCACCTTGTTACCGGCGGCCTGGTCGTTCGTCTGCTCCACCACGGCCTCGGCATTCCGCATCGCCGCGTCCGCAGCGTCGAGGAAAGCGGACTTGAGCTTGCGGCCCTTATCCGTGGTGATATCCATCGAATGGCCGTTGTCCTTCACGGCCTGCTTGAGATCCGCGAGGGACTGGCGAAACGCGATCTGCGACTGCGCCACGTCGATGTTGATGCCGTTCAGCTCGCCCAGAGCGTCCTTCAGCTTCTCCGCCTCGGTGCGGTCGTCCTGGAGGGCGTCAGCCGACTCCTGAGCCGCCTTGGCCATGTCCTCTTGGGAGGATGCCGTGAGCTTCTGCTGAGTGTCCGCGTCGGACAGGGCGTCGGTGTACTTCGGCAGCAGAGACTTCAGTTTCTCCGTGCCGGTGCCGTTCTCGTTGGCCGCCTTCGACAACTTATCGAAGGATTTTTGGGCCAACTCCATATTCCCGCTTGTGACCATATCCGAAAGGGCCTGGTCGACCGCGTTGAGATCCTTCTCGGCGTCCTTGAGAGACTTGGTCTTCTGGCCGATGAGCGGAATCTTCGAATACGTGTCCACCACTTTCGTCATGGTGCCCGGGTGCGCAAGGCGCTTTACGGCGTCCCCGAAATCGTCCAGGTCGCTGCCCAGCGTGTTGGCCGCGTCGCCGGTCACCTTGCCGGTGTTCGCCAGGTCGATCAGCCCGCTCTCCAGGACGGACACCTTCGGGGCCGCGGAGTCCAGGAAGGAGGTGAGCTTCTTGACGCCGGCGCTGATACCCGCGAGCACGCCGATCACGAGGCCGAGCCGAGTCATGGTCCCCAGGAGCGCCGTCGTCCGCGCCCCCGTCACACCGAGCGCGATCAGCTCCCGGCGGGTCGTCATGATCCGGGGCAGCAGCAGGAGCAGCCCAGCGCCGATCAGGCCGACCACGCCGAGGACCCCGGCCAGGGCCGTCGTGGTCTTCTGCGCCTCCGGGCTGAGGTTGGAGTACCAGCGGACCACGTCCGTCAGGCGCTTCGCCATGGTACGGAGCACTTCGTTGGCCGCGGACCCGGACTGGATCAGCGCGGTCTCCAAGGCGCTCTGGAGGCGCTTGAGGTCGCCGGCCAGGTTGTCGGACTGGGTGGCCGCGTACTTGCTGGCGTAGCCCTGGTCGTTGGCGGCCTTCGTCCACTCCCGGATGCCGGCGGCTCCGGCCTGGGTGACGATCGTCGCCGCACGGATCGCGTCCGAGCCGAAGATCACGGACATGGCCGTGTTGCGGGCCTCCGGCGACAGCGACCCGAAGGACTTCTGCATCCGCTGCGCGGTCTCGTCCAAGCCGACGAAGTTCCCCGCGGCGTCGTACGCGGAGAAGCCCAGTTCGTCCATCATGCCGCGCGCCTGATCGGACTGCGGTGTGAGGCGCATCAGCATGGTCTTCAGCGACGTACCGGCGTCGGAGCCGACGAGGCCGTTCTGCGCGAAGAGCGCGAGGGCGCCGGCGGTCTGCTCCAGGCTGAGACCGGTCTGGTGGGCGAGCAGCGACGACTGGGCGAAAGCCAGGCTCATCTGGTGGACGTCGGTCGCCGACTTGCCGGCGGCGGCGGCGATGACGTCGGCGATGTGCGCCATGTCCTTGCCCTTGAGGCCGAAGCTGTTCATGGCCTTCGCGGCCACGATCGCGCTGTCGGCCACGTCCATGTCGCCGGCCGCCGCCAGGGCGAGGGTGCCCTTCAGGGCGCCGCCGAGGATGTCCGCCGTGCTGACACCCGCCTTGGCCAGCTCGGTGATGGCGTCCGCGGACTGGGTGGCGCTGTACTGGGTGGACGATCCCGCCTGGATCGCAGCCGCCCGGAGCTTGCCCAGCTCCGGTGTCGTCGCCTGCGTGGCCGCCTTCACCCGCGACATTGCGGACTCGAACTTGCTGCTGGCGTACACCGCGGCGCCGAACGCCCCGACCAGCAGCAGCGAAGCGGTGCGGGTGCCCCGCAGCGTCCTCTCCGCCTGCCCCGCCGCCGTCCCGACCCGGGCCCCCATCGCTGCGGCAGCTGTACCCGCCCGCCGCAGCGCGGACGTTGACCCCGAGGCAGCACGGGCCGCCGCCACCGTCGCAGCGTCCGCCGCCGCAGCCGACGCCCTGCTCGCGCCGGCCGACGCCAGGTACGCGGCCGTGGACGCCCGCGTCACCGCCGCGGTGGAGGCCGTTGCCGCCCGCTGCGACGCCGTGACGGCCGCGCCCACGGCCAGGCGCGTCGCCAGGGACAGGGATGCCGTACCCGACGCCGCCGCCGCGGTGGCAGCGGACATGCCCGTGGACGCGGCGGTCACCGACGCGACCGCGGCCGTAGCCGAGGTGCTGACCGCGCCCATGGCGGTGGTGCCTGCGGCGCCCGCCGCCCGGAACGCCGGCGGGATCTCCCCTGCAGCGACCGCCACGCGCTGCGTGCTCGCCGCCGCTGTCGCCCCCGCGCCGGCTGTCGCGGTAGCGCTGGTGGTGCTCGCCGCCGCCGCCTGAGCAGCTGCACGGGCCACCGCGGACGACATCGCCGTAGAGCTGCGTGCGGCCGTCGTGCTCGCCGACGCCGTCGCCATGGTCAGGCGCTGCACAGACGCCGTACCCGCCGTCGCCGCGGCGTCGATGCCGCCCAGCGCGGTGGCGGACGCTGTGCCCGCCGCGCGGAAGGCGGCGGGGATCTCCCCAGCCGCCGCGGTCAGCGAGGCGCCCGCCTGTGCTGCCGCCCGGGACGCCGCGGTGGCCGTGGACGTCAGGGCAGCTTCGGACCGGGCGGCGGCCTGTGTCATCGCCGTCTGCACCGTCACCGCGGTGCGCTCCGCCGTACGGCCGGCCTGCGCGAAGGTGGCGCTGTACTGGGTGCCGGTCGCGGTCAGTACGACGTTGACGGTGCGGGTCGTCACAGCTCACCCCCTGTCGACCTATCGGGTTGGCGGGATGATGTGCACCTTCAGGCCGGCCGTCTTACCGCCGGCCTTCTCATGGGCGTTGACGGCCGCGGCAGCCGCCGCGCAGGCATGGCACCGGGCGATGCTCGCCCTGTACGACTCGGAGTTCTCCCGGGCACTGGCCTGATCCCACGGCTGGTGGCAGTCCGGGCACTCCTCGGCCTCCACCGCCGCCAGGGCGAGCGCCCAGTCGCGGTCCTCATCGAGCCACAGCGGCTCACCCTCGGCCACGACCCGGCCCATGAAGACCGAGCGGGGGACGCCCCAGGCCCGCGCGACCTCTACTTCCCGTCGGTGCGGGAGGCGAGAATCGCGGAGGCGGCCACGGAAAAAGGGACCTGCGTCGGCTCACTGTTCACCTCGAAGGCGGCGTCGATGACCGCCTTCACCTGACCCTGGTTCAGGACCTCGAACAGCTCCAGGACCTGCTCTGGGGTCATGACCGGGTCGACCGCGCACGCCGACACCAGCGCCGGCGAGAACGTCTGCGGGTCGAACGCCTGGTCATCCGCCGTCGACGGATGCGCCGCCACCAGGTCCGACCACGCCCGGTACCCCAGCGCCCTCAGGGTGATGGTGACCTCCGCGGCCGTCATCTTCTTCCGGACGGCCTCGATCTTCTTCGCGATGGCCTGGGACGGCCCCGGGGTGGCGGCCGCCAGCGACGGCGCGCCCCACGCCTCCTGCGTGGCCGCAGCGAGCTCGGCCTCCAGGCGCTCGGCCTCGGCCGCCAGGTCGCCCGCCAGGCACACCGTGACCGTGGTCTCGCGGGCCTTGGCGCGCTTGAGGATGTCGGCGATGTCGGCCATCAGGCGGCCACCACGGCACTGGTGTCCGCGTCGGCCGTCATCTTCATCGGCGACGTGAACTTCGCAACCTCGTTCGGCGCCGGCGGGATGCTGTTCCGCTCGCCGCACTCGACCGGGTACACCTCGACCTCCTGGTCCGCGGCCCACGCGGTGTCCCACGGCAGGATGCGGCGGATGATCACGAACCCGGTGGTCTGGTAGGTGAGGGTCGTCCACGGCTCATCGTCCGTCGCGTTGTCGCCGCGCTTGAAGGTGATCTCCGGGGCGAATCCCCTGCGGCCGACCTTCTTGGTGTCGAAGGTGCTCGCCAGCGAGCCGTTGTCGACGTCCGCGGTCGTCGCCGGGACGTTCAGGCCGTCCGGCGTGATCCTCTCCGTCCAGTCCTTCGCCGCAGTCAGTTCCGCCACGGTCGGCGCGGAGACGTCGGCGATGGCGGTCGCGAACACCATCTTCGTCTTGCCGTCGTTGATCACATCGGACACGGTGTGCCTCCTTCGGGGCATGAAAAAGCCCCAGACGGGGCGGGGTTGGGGTGGGGCGGTCAGGCGCGGAACGCGCCCACGGTCAGGTCGGTCGCGTCGGAGTACGTGATCGCGGCCAGGCCGGAGTCGGCCGGGTCCGCGTACAGGTCCGCCGGGACGGGGATCATCTGCGAGCCGCCGGCCGCGACGGTCACGGTGCGGTCCGCGATGGCGAGCCCGCCAACCGTGCCAGGCGTCGCCAGGGTCACCGTCGCGGACGACACGCCCCCGTTCTTCACGTGCAGGAAAGTGGTCTTCCCGGGCCTGAGCTTGTCGCCGCCGCTCGTCGCCGCGGCGTACGACGGGCTGAGCCCGCCCAGGCCGATGCTCTGGACTGCAAGGGTCGCCACTGGGGCCTCCTAGGTGGTGGAGCGGATCTGGAACTGGATCGGGACGTAGAACAGAGGCGGGGTCACATCGTCGTCGCGCGAGACCGGCGGCCCGCCCAGCTCCTCCGGCCGCCACACCACCCGGCCGTCGACCGTGAGGACGCTGGCCAGGGCGGACCGGACCTTGTCGGCCACCCACAGCGCCTGCTCGGCCGTCGGCCCCACGCAGGTCGCCTGCACCATTCCAACGAAGTCCGTCCGGCGGTCGGCCAGCGACTCCGTGACAAACTGGCCTGCGTCCGGGTACAGCGCCACGTACCGGTCCACGGCGGGTACTGGCGCGCCGCCGAGGCCCACCGCCAGCCCAGCCGCAGTGAGCGCGGCCTGGACCGCATCCACGTGCGGCAGCACCTCCGGGGCCGTCACAGGTCCCTCATCAGCTGCTCGACGGCCGCCTCCACCGCGGCGACCATGCGGGGCTCCTCAGCCGCCAGCGCCCTGCCGCCGTCGTTGTGCGGCGGGTTCTTCACCGAGCCGTACTCCAGCAAGTTGCCGAGCGCACCCTGCTTGCGCTCCTTGTCCGGGCCCACGACCGCGGTCGCCCCGCCCGGGATCCTGGACAGGTCGTACCCGATGCTCGCCGGGTAATACGGGGCGTGCCGTCCGGCGGATGCCCTGGCGTTCGCACGCCAGTCCCGCTTCACGTTTACCGCGCCCTTCGACACCACACCGCGCAGGGCCGCCGGTACGCCGGCCGCCGCCTGCTCCAGCACCCGCGCCGCCGCCAGCAGGTCGTCTACTCCGCCCATGACGATCGGTCCTCCGTCTGTAGCCGCCACGCAGTCGCCGTCGCCGAGAACTGGGCGACGACCACCCACAGGGTCAGTCCAGCCAGGCGCGCGTCGCCGCTGTCGACCACCTCAATCAGGTCACCCGGCAGCGGCCGGGCGACGCCGCCCTGCGGGACCGCCGACCACGGCAGGGCTACCTCGTACCGGGCGATCAGCACCTCACGCTCAGCCGCCTGCACGTCCTCCGCCGTGGACGCCGCAGACGGTTTCACCCGGCCCTTGCCGGGGCCGTAGATCGTCGTCTTCGGGCCCGGCACCGTCTCCCCGGTGTCCCGGTCGAACACGCCCACGCCCTGTCGGTACAGGCGCACGGTGTCCGTCATCAGCGCCTCGTGAGCCGCACGGCCCTGCGCCAGCAGCGCATCGAGGTCACCCACGGGCCGACACCACCCACACGCCCGGCACCGGCCCCAGCTCCCGCCGCAGCGCCGCCAGCTCGCCCGGGAGCAGGTCCCCGGACACCTGCACCTGCTCGCTGGCGTAGGTCACCTGGTAGTCGTCAATCTGCTGCGACCGGATCCCCACGTCCATGCCCTTCGGGGTGTTGCCCAGACGGTCAGCCACTGAGCACACCAGCTCCACGATCCCGTCCGGCACCGGGTCCCACCCGCGCTGGTACGTCACCTGGAGCCGGAGCCCGCGGCAGTAGTGCGGCAAGAGCAGGTACGTACCGTCCCACCGCCACCCGGTCAGGTCCGTCGTCGTGCCGTCGTCGGCGACCGTGACAACCGTCTGCACCTCGATGACCGGCGGCGCCGGCAGCTGCACCGTCAGCGAGTCGGGGCAGACCTCGATGGTGACCAGGGATGGCGTGATGGGCTGCTCGGCCGCGCGCCGCACCCGCACCGACGCGCGGGCGAGCAGCTGCTCCGCCGTGTCCGCCGGCAGGCTGTAGCCGTAGCCCGTGGCCTGCTCGACCGTTGCGAGGGGGGTCGTCACGGCCGCCTCCTCACTCGCCGGGCTGCGGCGTCCCGAACTTCTCGATGAGGTCGTTCTTCGTCAGGCCTTCGGCCTCGTCCGGGTCGGCACCGCAGATGACGGCCCAGCCCACCCACTGGTCCTTCGCCGCGTTCTTGGCGGGCTGGGTGAGCGGCGGCGCGGGCACGGGCCCAACGGCGGGCGCGGGCTCCAGGCCCGTGTACGGGCTGCCATCGGAGTTGACGCGCCGCAGCAGCCCCTTCTCCAGTCGGTCTGCGATGGCCTCTGGGAGCGGCAGGTCCATCGGGATGATGGAGCCACCCTCCCCTCGAACGTGGATCGTCTCAGGCACTGTCAGGCCCTCTTCACGCGGTAGGCGATGACCGTGCCGGTCGTCGGCGAGGCGGTGAACGACAGGGAGCCGTCCGACTGGAGGAACCGGCCGCTTTCGAGCGGGCCGATGAACACCGTCTTCCCGAACGGCACCGTCACGGCGAGGTCGCCCTGCCCGGCCGCGATGGCCGGCGGGTAGTCGCCCGCCTTCACGGTGAACGTCAGGTCCGTGTCGTCGTCGCTGTTGGCGACCGCGAGGATCGTCAGCTCGGCGTCGGCATTGGCGAGGGACTGTGTGGCAGCCAGCGCGGTGCCTGCGGCCACGGTGTGGTTGCCGTTGACCGTCAGGTCAACGTACGTGGGGTCAGCCATGATCTGATCTCCGATCAGCTCGACGTGACGGTGGCGTAGGCCAGGCAGTCCGGGCGCACGACCTTCGCGCCATACAGCGCCAGGCCCTTCACCGCGTCGCTGAAGCTGTCCTGCGGGCGGTACGCCTCGGTCTTGTTGATCTGCTCTGCGAACGTCACGGCCGCGCTCGTGCCGGCCTGCACGATGTAGCTGGAGCCGGTCGGGTTCGGCGCGTTGTTGCTGAGCATGATGCTGAAGCCAGCCGCGTTGCCGGCGTTGCCGTTTCGCAGGCCCTCGGTGGTGCCGGCCTCGTTCGCCTTCACGAACCGCGGGTCGCGCAGCAGGACACCGTGCACCCATGGCGGGACGGCCGCGTACCGGCCCTGGGTCGGCACGTTCGCCTCGTCCAGCTTCACCTTCAGCGGGACCAGGACGTTGTCGTAGACCTTGCGGTACTCCGTGTCCGCGTCTGCCGGGGAAGTGAGGTCGATGGTGACCTCGCTGACGACGTTCGACGCCTGCGCGGAGGTGTAGAAGCTGGCCAGGTACCGGTCGACCACGTCGGCCATGGCGTAGGCCGCCTCGGACATGGCCTGCGGGATCAGGCCGCCCATGGCCTGCCGTGCGTCCACGTCGTCCAGCTCGAACGCCCAGTACTTCGCCTGGTCGACCAGGAGCGTCCGCTGGGCGGTGTTCAGCTTCTCCGGGGTGATCGTGGTGTTGCCCGGCACGTAGTTGCCGATGGTCGGCCGCGACACCGAGGTGATCCGGACGGTGTCGCCCGCCTCGGAGATCTCGCCCTCGTAGTCCCTGTTCACGAGCATCGGCCCGCCGTAGATGAGGGCCTTCCGAAGCGCGACGAGGAAGCGCGCACTCCAGACTTCGGGAACGAAGTTCCTCACGGACATGTGATTGCCTCCTGGGCTACTTGCCGCTCATGAGGTTGTCGAGGCGGCCCTCTTCACGGGCCTTGTCGATCTGCTCGGCGGTCATCTTCTTGAGGTCTGCTCGGGTGAGCTGGGTCGGCGCGGACCCCTTGCGGGCGCCGCCGTCTCCCGTGCCCTGGAACCTCGGTGCCGTTGCGGCGGCCAGGTAGGGCTTGTTCTTGATCAGTTCCTCGATCGCTTCGGTGATGGCCGCGTTGTCGACCTTGTCGCCGTCGATGAAGTCCTCGATCTGGCTGCCGAGGAAGCGCCGGGCGTCCTCGGGGTCGGCCAGCAGCCGTGCGGCCTTGGCCTCCAGCCGGTCCAGGGCCCGCTCCCGCAGCGCCTCGGCGCGTGCTTCGGCGCGGGCCTGCTCCCGAATTTGCTCCGGGGTCGGCTGGTCGTCGGTGGCCTTCTTGGCCCGTTCGGCGGCGAGCTCCTGCTCCAGTTGCTTGCGCCGGTCGCGCTCCTGCTTCCACCGGGCCTTCTGCGCGTCCAGGGCCTTCTTCCCGGCGTCGCCGAGCTGGTCGGCGCCGTCCGGGTCCTGGTCGTCGTCCGGGTCGTCCTGCGGGTCGTTGCCCGCCGGGTCCTGGTCGTCGTCCGGGTCGTCATCCTCGGAGCCGTCGCCGCCGCGGATCGGCCAGATCGGCTGCGGTCCGGTCTCGCCGGTGCGGGCCTTGCGCCAGCCGACAGCGAGCACGCCCGTACGGGCGTGACGGGGCAGGGTCTTGATGTCCATACGTGTGCTCCCGTTGCAGGAGTCAGGCCCCGCCGTTGCGGCGCGGGCAGGTCAGTAGAGGTAGCCGTACCGGTACAGCAGCCGGATCACCTCGTCGCGATCGGCGGCAATCCGGTAGATCGACTCGGGCATCAGGCGCACCGTGCCAGGCGCGGCACCCTGCCGTTCCAGCTTCTTGAGGCGCTGCCGCGCCAGGCCGCGCTTCGTCATGCCCTCACGGGTGGCCTTAAGCCCATAGCGGTCGCCGAGCGCGTACATACCGCGGCGGGCGTTGACGACCTGGCCAATGTCGGCGCCGTCACGGATCGCCTGCGCACCGGCCCGCCCGAAGACCCTGCGCTGCTCGGCCTCGGACAGGGAGTGGAAGTAGGCGTCCGGGTCGGTCCGATGCGGCGTCCACCCGTACGCGACGGGCATGTGGACGCAGTCGCAGTGCGGGTGCCGCTGGAACGCCGTGGCCGAGTGGAACGTCTTGCCCGCCAGGATCACGCAGCGGGCGCACGACGGCGGACTGAGCACACGCACGTACCCGCTGACCTTCCGGTCCGCCACAATCGCCGTACCGACCGCAGACCGGCCCGCGTCCGCGACCTCGGACGCCGTGATCCGCAGCAGGCTCGCAAGGCCCTGCTGGAGCGCAACGTCCAGGGCGTCACCGCCCGCGAGCGCCGTCTTCGTACGAATCACCGGCTCGGCGAGCAGCGTGGCCAGGTCGCGACCATCAGCGGCAATCCCGGCGAACTCAGCGGCATTCACCGCCCCGGCCGCGGCCGGCACCGCTCCCTGAGCCCGCACCGCGGCCGACACGTACTCGGTGGCGCCCTCTGCAGCGGCCCGCTGCGCAGCAGCCACGATCGCAAGAATCCGCAGGCCCGTCTCGGTCGACCAGGAGCCCGCCAGATCGGCAGGGTTTAGGCGGGCCCACTCGCGTGCCGCCGCCCTGGCAGCCGCCAGGCTGAGCCGGGCCTGCCGGCGGCGGTGCCTGAGCCCCAGAGCGGCCACAGCCGCAGCGGCAGCCGCCTTTTCCTTCTCATTCACCGCCCGGCACCGGCGCGGGCGGCGGCTCGGGGGTGGTGATGTCCGGCTTGCCGCCGAGCAGCGCCCCGACCGGGTCCAGCTCCGCCTCGCGCTCCCGCATCAACATCAGGTCCGCGACCTCAGTCGGCGTCAGCCCGAAGCGAAGCGCCAACCACTCGAACGGGAAGCCGATCTGCTTCAGCTTCAGCAGCGAGTCGGTGAGCTGCGCGATGTTCCTGGACTGGGGGTCTTTCCACAACACCGACCCGGACCGCATCGCGTCGGCCTTGCCGTCCTCACCGCGCGCCAGCGCGATCAGCTCGAACACCTCGCGGAGCGCCTGCCCGAACCAGAGCTGCTTCTCCTCCGCCCGCTTCACCAGGCCCGTCTCAGCCGCGATCAGGGCATCACCGCTGAGGTTGGCCATCTTCCCGACCAGATAGTGCTGCGGAGTCCGCGTCTGCGCCGCGATGTGCCCCACCGCCACCTCAATGACGTCGGTGAACGGACTGAGGTTCGCCGCCGGCCACGAGTCCACCTTGGCGTTCGGGTTCTCCAGCCACAGGATCCGGTCCTTGATGAACTGCTTGAGGTCGATGGCCTTCTCGCCGACCTTCTGCCCGTTCGCGTCCAGGATCGGGATCTTCGGCAGTTCGGCGCCGGTCACGATGCGCTGCGCCAGCGAGGCGTAGTCCGCGGCGGTGAAGAGCTGCATCCACAGCAGGTTGATCGCGTCCTGCATGGCGATGACACCGGCGATGTCCGAGATCGGGTCGGCGGCCAGCAGCGGGCGGTTCGGGAGCTCCACCATCGGCACCCGGCCCATGGGGTTCGGCTGGGGGTTCGGCTCGTCGCCGGTGTCCCGGGGCGTCCAGGCCCGTACGACCTCGTCGGCCTCCGCCATCTGCGGGCTCTTCGGGTTGCCCTTGGACAGGGGCCGCTCGAACTTCCACACCTCGTCCGGCAGGTACAGGGTGGCGTACTCGCGGAAGCCGTCTTGCCAGGACTTGAGGGCGGCCTTTCGGCGCCGGCGTGACCCCGGCTTGTACATCACGACCGAGGACGACGCGTCCTCGAACGTCACCTCTGGGGTGTCCTCATCGTCCGGGTCACCCCACACCAGCACAAAGCACCTGGCCGCGTTCCCGGCGCCGAGGAAGCCGAGCTGGGAGTCGGCATCGAGCCCGTTTCGCTGCCACACACCCCACAGGGCGGCGTCCGACTTCTCTGCTCCGGCCGGCTTCACCCCGGTCACCGTCAACCGCTCCACGGGGCTGTCCGCGACCGGCTGCACCCAGTTGTCGGAGAAGCCTGCGTACCGCTCACCGCAGTACTTCTGGAACTCCTCCGACGCGAACCGCAGCGGGTGCTTGCCTCGGTAGTAGTCGTCGTGCTGGATCGCCGGGCCGGACCGCACGGTCAGCTCCGTCATGAGGACGTCCACCAGGCGCCGTGCCTGCTCTTCCGTCGCCACGTGCACCCCCTCAGGCCGTGTAGGCGTAGTACTTCGGTGGCGGGGCTGCGAGGCCGGCCGCGATGGCGTCGCCCGCGGCCTCGTGCGCGAGGACGCTCGTCACCGCGGCGTCGATCTTCTGCGTCGGCGCCGCCTTCCGAAGCACGTACCGCCCACCCGGGCGGGCCGCCTTCCGCGCATTGCCGACGTGCGTGGTCGTCATCTCGCACCCGTCGTGCCGGAAGGTGGCGTCGGCCTTCGTCACGTCGGTCACCAGCCGCTCGGCTGCGGCGTGCATCTGGCTGACGCGGTTGGTGTACCAGCGCACGACACGGTCGCCGTAGCGCTCCGCCCACACGTCGATCTCCGTCTCCCAGTACGGCGGGTCCGCATACATCCGGACCACGTCGTACCGCTCGAAAACGTCGGACACTGCGGCGTCGACCTCCAGCCGCGGCACCTGGCCGTCCCACTCAGCCGGGTTCCAGATCGTCGGCAGGGCGTCCGGCCCGTACGTGGGCGTGAACTGGTAGCCGTCCAGGGTCTCGGCTCGCAACGCCGTCCAGTCGTCCATGTCCGACCCGTCGAAGCCCAGGACGATCCGGAGCCGCCCCGAGACCTCGCGGGGCTCCGCGCGGGTAGCCCACACCGCCCGCTCGATCCACGTCCCCGTGCCAGCCGTGATGCGGTTCCCGAAGAACCGCTCGGCCTGCGCCTGGTCCTTCTCGATCAGCTCGGCGGCCTCGGCCTCGATCGCGTCGAGGTCCACCCAGCCCTTGCGGCCGGCGGAGTCGCCATACACCACCCGGTGGATCTTCCGGCGGTCGTGCTTCAGCCGGTAGTCGAGGCGCGGGTCAGCCTGCCGGTGGTCCCGGTAGACGTCCTTCACCCGCGACTCCGCCGTGCGCTGCGCGACGCTGTCCTCGCTGGGGTCCCATGCGTTCGTGGTCTCCAGCGACCGGCCGCCCATGCCGGCAAGGCCGCGCCGCTGCGTCTCGGCAACCTGCACCATGCCGGACGACTCGGTCCACAGCCCCGTCTCGTCCTGCACGACGAACGTCACCCGCTGACCGAGCCTCGTCCGGGCCCGGCTCGTCACCGGGTCGATCCGCCCGCCGCCCGGCAGGTTGATCCGGGTGTCGCCGGTGTCCGGAATGAAGTCGGCGAGTGGCCCCAGCTCGATCATCGGCTGGAGCGCGGCGTACACGTTGGCGGTCTGGTCCTCGCTGTTCGCGGTGATCTGGATCAGCGGCGTCGGCCACGGCCGCCCGACCGGCTCACCGTCCGCGTCCCACCCATCGAACAGCACCGGACCGACGCCTTCGCCGCAGACGAGCGCGGCGCTGAACGGGCCCTTCCCCCACTTCTGCGGGCGCACCAGCTGACCGCGCCGGTAGACGAACGCGGGGGCCCGCTGGCCCGCCTGCGCGCCCAGCCGGAGCCGGTAGAAGTGGGCCAGGAAGGTCCACATCTCGTCCGTGAGCCGATAGGCCTCGCCAGCATGGTCGCCGTCAGGGATGACGCAGTACGCCTCGATCCACTCGCCGACCGTCCACCCCAGCGTGGGGAACTCGCCCGGGTACTCAGCCCCCCGCCAGGCCATCGGGGTCGATCACCTTCAGCCGCCGCCGCGCCGTAGCCGGCGCCTTCCGCTCGCGCCGCTCGGCCACCTCATCGTCGGCGATCTCCCACCGCAGCCGCAGCATCGCCTGGGGGTTCAGCCCCAGCCGGTCCGCGAGCTGCCGGGCCTCCTTGGAGGCGTCGAGGTCGCCTTGCTCGGCCTTGGCCTTCCAGCGCACGTACTGGGCGACCTCACGCGTCCACCGCAGCCGCTCCCACGCCACCGCCTGAGGCGTCGCCCACAACTCCGCCCACAGCTCGCCCTCCACACGGCGCTGCGCCTCCAGCTGCGCCGTGAGCAGGTTCACCGCCGTCTGCGCCGCATCGAGCTTCCGCTTCGCCGCAGCCCGCTGCCGTGACGTCAGGTCCGGCTCCATCAGCTGGAGCTCCACCTCATCGAGCTGCCGCTGAGCGGTGTTGCGCCGCTCCGTCAGCGTGATGTCGTCCAGCAGTGGCCACACCGGCGGCTCGCCCTTCCGGCCCTCCGCAGGGAGCTTCGTCATCGCGACGGTGGCGTTGCGCCGTCGCCGCTCTCCGGCCGGCTTCGGCACCGGTCCTGTTCCTGCCATCGTGATCACTCCCTCGGTGCCGTTGCGGCACGTCAGCGGGCCCGCCGTTGCAGCGGACCGGGGTCACGGTGCGTCACGTTGACGCTCGGTCTGGGGCTTCCCAGACCCGTACACACGGCGAGCCACCTCCCCGGCGGTCCGCCGTCTGGATGATCATGGGGGTCACCCCCCAGGGCGATCATGAACCCGATCACTCTGCGTGATGATCATCTGTGCCAGCCTCCGGGCTGCTCCTGGGCGGTGTGGCGGCTGTGGCAGGGCCCGCAGAGGCCCCGGCCGTGCCTGGGGTCGTCCGGGTCGAGGCCTGCGTCGACCAGCTCGCGCCGGCTGAGCGGGTAGTGGTCGGCGTGGACGGCGGGCGCCTGGCGGCAGAGGACGCACACGGGGTCTCGGGCGAGCACGGCCGGACGGAACTGGGTCTCGTGCTGGCGTCCGTAGCCGCGTTGGCGGGCGGTGCCGCGGGCCCGCTCGGCCTCGGCGCGGTGCTCGGGGCAGCGGCCGGTGTCGGTGAGGGTGGGGCAGCCGGGCACGGAGCAGACGGTCAGGGCTCTGCGTCTGGCCACGGTGATCATCCTCTCGGCCGTACGGTGTTGCATCAACGAGAGGGGGTGCAGCGTGCACGGTCGGAGCGATGTGGCTGCCGGGGTGTTCGTGGCGGCGCTGGTGCTGCTGCTGGTGAGTGTGCTCCAGGGCTGGACGCCGTTGGCGTGGGTCTGCGGGGTGGTGACGCTGGGGGTGCTGGCTGCGACCGCCCGCCAGCGCCGGACCGGGCCTGACCCGACGACGGTGATCCGCCCGGGTGATGAGCGGGCGTGGCAGCGGCGACGGGACGAAGGCGAGTAGGTCAGGTGCGGGGCGGCCAGGTCCAGTAGCCGGGGCCGTCGCCTTCGGTGCGGCTGGTAGCCCAGTAGGTGTCCGTGCCGTCGAGGACGACCTGGAGGTTCGCGGCGGGCCCGCCGAAGGTGGCGACGATCATGGCGGGGCAGACGTCGCCGGGGGCGGCGTGGTTGCCGACGTGGAACTGCGTGACGGCGCCGGTCGCCTTGGCGTCCTCGCGGCGCTTGTTGATGGCGGCGGCGTCGGCCTCGGTGAGCGTGTAGTGGACGATCCGGCCGATGGTCGGTGCGGGCATGGTCAGTCCTCCGTGGGTTCGGGCCAATGCCAGGTGCCGCCCTCGCGGAGCTCCGCGTCGTACTTGACTGCGCCGTCGAGAGCCTGACCGTTCGGGGTGAACACGGTCAGGTCAACGTAGGCGTCCGGGCGTCCGGGCTCGATGACGTTGGTGACGATGGCTGCTCGGCACGGGCCGGGGCGCAAGGTCCCGTCTCCGTACTCAACGAGCGGGCCGACGTAGTGGACGATGCGGCCGACGCTGGGCTGCATGCTGCCTCCGGGGGGTGGCGGCCGGTTGCCCGTCCCGGAGGGCCGGCCGCTCGGTGTGCCCTGCCGTGGCGCCTCTGTGGGCGGGGACGGGGCCAGGGTGCCGGACGTG